CCAGGTGAGGTAGAAACACTAAAACAGTCTTTTAGGTGTTCTAAGGTCATACAAAATTTATCAGGTAGAATAATAAATAGAGTAAAAGTAAGAAGAGCGAAACAATGGAAAGGAACTGATAGAAATGGATTGGTGCAATACCATGCTTATCCAGATAGTGTTAATTTAAGAGATCCAGGTAGTTGGCTTGTAATGGCTAGAACAAACTATATGCTTGACGAGATAGAGCGTGACATACGATTACAAGGTATGTTGTACAAAAGAAATAATAAGTTACCAATATCTGCAAAATTATTAAATGCTGTAGAAGCATGGAAAAAATTAAATAGTGGTGAAATTGTACCTTTGACAGATATAAAAGACATATATTCATACATGTCTAGTCAAATAGGAATAGAAAGAGGGCACAAAAATCTTAAGATGGCTGACAAGGAACAATATGAATTAGAAGAACTTGTAATGCATCATGGATTATTAATGGGTGGTAGACCCTGGGATGTGGCATTTGATAAAGTTGGTAACAGGGATAAAGAATATTTACGTGCCATAGAAGTCAGAGGCACAATATCAAAAGATCCTAAAATAAATATAAGCACCATACATGGTGCAAAAGGTGGAGAGGCGGACAATGTCATGCTTCTTACAGATCTATCTAGAAAATCACAAGAAGCTATGGAAAGAGATTCGGATGACGAATGCCGTGTGTTTTATGTAGGAGCAACACGTGCTAGAGAAAATCTACATGTAATACAGCCGCAGAGAGATGGAGGATTCATAATATGAGTTTTAGTACAGGCATTTCTAGACCACAATCTAGTAGAAAAAAAGAAGACATATTAGCAGAAGCTAGTAGGATAGTCTCTAGAGATAGAAATTTATCTCATGGAGATGCATTTAACAATCATGCAGAAATAGCAGAGTATTGGAATATTTTTTTAGATAAAAAATTACAAGCAATGGCTAACATTACTGCAGACGATGTCGCTTTGATGATGATATTGTTAAAGATATCTAGAAACAATCAAGGTAAAAAAGTAAACATGGATAATTTTGTTGATATGGCAGGTTATGCAGCAATAGCAGGAGAGATAGTTGACTCAGGATCTATATAAAACAGTCACGTCACATTGGGTAGCACCTACGGAGTTTCCGGTAATAGAAGGACGTGTGGCGATTGACTTAGAAACATGTGACCCAGATTTAATAAAACACGGACCAGGTTGGCCAACGTTGAGAGGTAAGGTGATTGGTATAGCTATAGCCACTGCGTCCTTTAAAGCATATTATCCTATTGCACACGAGGGTGGTGGCAATATGGAACAACACAAAGTCGTAAGTTACATAAAATCTATTTGTGATAATGATGCGATAGAAAAAGTATTTCATAATGCACAGTATGATATTGGTTGGCTGTGGACTTTAGGAATACAGGTTAAGGGTAAAGTGCATGACACTATGGTGGCAGCCGCTTTGATAGATGAAAACAGATACTCTTATACACTAAATAGTATTGTACACGAGTATCTAGGTGAATTTAAAAATGAGCAAAAATTAAAAGAAGCAGCAGAAGCTTTTGGTGTTGATGCAAAATCAGAGATGTACAAATTACCAGCAGAGTTTGTTGGTGAATATGCAGAGGCTGACGCAGATCTTACATATAAATTACATGAGAAATTAACTTGGGAGATAGTTAAAGACAATCTTACCACAGTGTATGATGTTGAGTGTAGACTCATTAATGTAATATTTCATATGACAAGACGTGGTGTTAGATTTGACACTGTTAAATGTGAGCAGTTGAATACAAAATTTCACAACAAAGAAAAGAAGTTGATGAAACGTATTAAAGATCTCACAAATCTTAACGTAGAGATATGGGCTGCAGCTTCCATAGCAAAAGCATTTGACGCATTGAATCTACCTTATGAAAGAACTGACAAAACAGGTTCGCCATCATTTACAAAGATGTTTCTTACTGATCATCCTCATGAATTACCTAGGTTGATTATGCAAGCAAGAGAGCTAAATAAATTACGAGGAACATTTTTATATGGCCTCATGAATTATACAGATGATGGTCGAATACATGCACACATTAATCAAATTAGGTCTGATACTGGTGGTACTGTCAGTGGTAGGTTCTCTTATAACCATCCTAATTTACAGCAGGTACCCAGCCGTGGTCAGTTTGCTAAAGACGTTAGGAAATTATTCATTCCTGAAATGGGTGAATATTGGCTCAAGGCAGATTACTCGCAACAAGAACCAAGACTCTTAACACATTGGGCGTGCCTCGTGGACCAACCAGGTGCACACGATGTAAAAGAAGCATATCAAAAGAAAGACTTAGACTTTCATCAACAAACAGCAGACATGGCAGGAGTGGACAGAAGATTAGCAAAAACAATTGGTCTGGGTGTTATGTATGGTATGGGCTACAATAAACTTGCACGTGAGTTAGATTTGGAGCCACAAGAAGCAAAAGAAATGCTCAAAGACTTCCGTGGTAAAGTTCCTTTTATGCAAGGTATGTTAGAAGCGGTGATGAATCGTGCTAACTCAAAAGGTATCATTCGCACATTACTTGGTCGTAAATGTAGATTTGATTTGTGGGAGCCTACATCGTGGGGTGTACATAAGCCACTACCATTGAATCAAGCAAAGGTGGAGTATGGTGATGCTATAAAAAGATATGGTACATACAAAGCGTTAAACAGATTGATACAGGGTTCTGCTGCTGATCAAACAAAGAAAGCCATGGTGAATGTGTATGAAGAACTAGGTGTCATACCATTAATACAGGTACACGATGAGCTTGATTGCTCTGTACAAGATGAGAAGAAAGCAAAAGAAATAAAAGAAGTTATGGAAACTTGTGTAGAATTAGAGGTGCCATCAAAAGTGGATGTAGATCTTGGTGAAAGTTGGGGCGGATGAACTGGCTTTGCGTAACATTGATGATCTGTATGCCGTTTAATCCAGTGATGGATTACACAAACAACGACGAATTTATAGAGGACGTACGTGCATGTGCATTACATCTAAATGCTTTGTACGAGGAACATGAAAGAGTGCCAGTCACTTTAATATTGGCACAAGCTATACATGAATCAAACTGGGGTAAATCTAGGTTTGCACGTGAGGGCAACAACCTCCTTGGAATCCGCACATTCGACCCAACTGATGATCAACTAAAGCCGCTAAGTAATCCTAATGCGACGTGGGGGCTTAGGATCTTTGAGACAAAGTGCGAATCCATAGATTATTATATTCAATTACTAAACAATAACCATCATTATTCTACATTTAGAGAGGAGAGAATATCACAGTATTTCAATAAGATAGTTGACCTAGAGAGGTTAGCAATGACACTTGCAATATATGCGGAAGATGTATATTATACGCAAAAAATCATCAGAACAATTAACGAACTAGAGGCCTATGACAGAGACTAAAAAACCCGGGTACCGAGAACAAGGCAAAGCCAGAACTGGTAATGTCAAGAGTAATTTTGCAATTAACGCAGAACAAATGGAATTTGAAAGAAGAAAAGTTCTTGAGCAAATGTCCACAAAGGTTGATCAAAAGAGATTAAATAACATGGCTGCAGTTGCAGCTACAGTAGAGCCAAAATATTTTAAAACAACCAATTTATTGAAGAATGGTAACCGTGCAGAATACGACAGCACAGAGGGTAAAGGTGAACAACGTGAGCCTACCATGCGTATATTGTCATTAGGAGCTGGTGTACAATCATCATGCTTGGCATTGATGGCACAAGAAGGATTAACAAAACATAAACCAGATTATATGATATTTGCTGATACTGGGTGGGAACCCAAGTTTGTGTATGAGCATGTAGAATACCTTAAAAAAGCAATAACGATTTGTCCGCTTATAACTGTGGAGAGAGGAAACATCAGAGAAGACCTTATCAAAGCAGCGAACCCAGAACCAGGGTCAAAAGAAGAGGAGAAATCATTTGCTGGACGTGTACCAAACCCTCCGCTGTTTGCTGCACGAAAAGGTGGACGTGTAGGAATGCTTTATCGTCAGTGTACACATGATTATAAAGTTATTCCTATACAAAAAAAGATTAGAGAATTACTTGGTGTAAAGCCAAGACATAGAGTGCCTAAGGATGTAATTGTTGAACAATGGATAGGTATATCCACGGATGAAGCTATGCGTATGAAAAAAGCTAGATTGCCGTGGTTAGAATCACGTTGGCCTTTGATAGAAATGCGCATGTCACGTATGGATTGTTTACAATGGTACCGTGATATCAAAAAACATCCTATGCCTGGTAAGTCATCCTGTATAGGTTGTCCTTACCATCACAACGATCAATGGAAAAACATGCAAAAGAATTATCCAGAAGACTTTGCAGATGCTGTAGAAGTGGATAATTTAATTAGAAATGGATTAAAGAATTCTGAAGCTAAGTTGTATTTACACAAGTCAGCCAAGCCGCTTGGTGAAATAAACTTCTTGGAACCAAAAGCACAGGCTAGTTTATTTGGTGAAACATTTGATGAAGAATTTGCAGACGAATGCGAAGGTCTTTGTGGAGTATGATCCGCGCTCCTCGCGCCCAGGCCCTGAGTTTAAATGCTCTGTGTGTGGCAATTGGTTTTCAGAATTATTGTATTGGATAGATAAAAAGTTTTATCCAAAACAAAAATATCAGATAACATTTTTGTGTAGTGCAAAGTGTTCTGCAACAGGAGTAAACAATGAAAGATAAAATAATAAAGAGAAGAAAAGAATTAGAAAAGCAAGGTCAAGATCTTGTAGATAAAATAAAGCAAGGTAAGGATGCAATTAAAAACATGGAGTCAAGTGTCAGTCAAATACAAGGTGCAATACAGCAGTGTGATTGGACAATGAGTCAATTAGAACCCGAAAATGACAAAACATTGGAGAAATAACGAAGAAATGGGGGTTTGGGACCCTGGTGAAAAAACGGCGGTTTTCTGGGAAATAAAAACCTTCATAATTGCCCGGTATCGGGCTTTAAGGAAGTGGGCTGTGTGTTTGTACCCGGGTAATTCGTGGTAAAACACGTCTGGCAGTGGTTTTGGGACCATGACTGGCTTGGAAACAAATACAAGGCAATTTATTTTGGACCAAGACTAAGTTGGATGAAATTATTTAGGAGAAAGAATGAAGAAAGAAAAAATTTGGACACAAGAAAGATTAGACGAAGCAAAAAAATTACTGCAAACCACAAGCGCAAGTAAAGCTGCTGTCATCATGGGTGTTGCTAGTAAGAATGCTATACTAGGTGCACTGTATAGAGAAAAAGAAAAGAATGGTTATGTGCCACCACTTGATTCACCTTACGCAAGAATAAGAAAATATAGAAAAGGATTTGGATGATACAAAAAAGGTTAGATCGTTATGTACAAATACTTAATAACATTGATGGAGACTCAGATAAA